TACAATTTGGCAGAGCGAGGATTTATGGAGGGCCAGTATACCGACTAAACAACCAACCTGCACTTTGTATTGGTAGAGTAGGATTGGACTTCCAAGTGTACAGATGGATTTTTGCATCATTAAGTCTGCTACAGCCTAATAAAGATGTGAATTACCTTCATGTAGGATTAAAGATTAACTACTAATGCAGATAAAACTATACAAGCCTACTGAGCCGCAAAAGGATTTTAATCGGCTCACAAACGTAGACCAACCGTTTATCAGTTGCTTGGTCGCTGGTCGACAAACAGGTAAGACTTTCTTTATGCAGAATGATGCTGTGATGAGGGGTCTGAACAACCCTAAGCACAGAATGTTCTGGGTGTCTCCCATCCAGGATCAGGCCAACAAGGTTATGAAAGATATCGAGGCAATGTTTTCTAACCATCAAGATTTGTGGAATCAAATAGTAAAGCGTTTTGACAGAAAGGCAAACGAGATGTATTTTTATAACGGGTCTTTTATTAAGTTTCGTTCTGCTGACTCAGGGGATAATCTTCGTGGGGCTACGTTGGACTACATCTATCTTGATGAGGCTGCTTATATGCGTCTTGACTTCATTAACGAAGTTTTACTCCCGATGGTTACGAGAACCAATGGTAAGGTTTGTGCAGCATCTACGTTCAATGGGCCGAACTGGTTCTTCGACTGGTACAGAGATGGACAGCTCGAAGAAAACTGGGAACAAATAAAAAGCATTAAACGCACATACCTTGACCTCAACGATCCAAGTGTAGAGAAGACTGTACTCGGTATCAAGAAGAGTATGACTAAATCTCAGTTTGACCAAGAGTTTTTATGTAAGCCTATCTCCGCAAACGCACTATTTAGTAATGTGGAAGAGGCAGTAGTAACGCAAGACGTTAGTAATTACGAAAGACTCTACATTGGGATGGATATTGGTGTGGCTCAAGATTACACGGTGCTTACTGCAATGACAGAAAACTATGAGGTGATTGCTATCGACAGGTTTAATTTTAAAGAAGAGAATATGGATTCTGAAGAATTTAAGCAGCGGATAAAAGATTTTTACCTGCACCACGATTCTGAAGATAAACTTGCGGCTTGTTACTTCGAGATAAACAACAACGACTTGCTGTTCGATGACCTCACCGATGATGATCGCTTGTACAAGATGTTGCCCTTTCATACAACCTCAAAGACTAAGCCATTGATTATCAAGAACTTAATGAAATTATTCGAGGACAAGCTCATTAAAATTCCAAATAACGAAGACTTAATTAAAGAAATTTACGATTTTAAATCTAAAAGAAATCCAATTACTGGTAACTTGCAGTTTTCCAACACGGATGGTAAACACGATGACATGGTAATGAGTTTAGCAATTTGTGCATACTGTGCAGCTGAAGAACAAGATGGGGGTGTAACACTATTCTTATGATCACATATAAAGACCATATGGAGATCTCTAAGGGACTTTCTATTGATGATGATGGTAAGGTATCACTTGGAAATAAAAACCTCTTAGAGAAGCTAGAATTAATTAAGGAGATAGACAATGTGTATCCACTTAGAGACAGTAAGAGGATTACTCCATACATTGCAGAGAAGTTTACGGTGTGCAGTAGCGTGAAGACAATGGTGCTTGGGCAGTTCATTATGGTCGAGCAAATACTCACGGGCAAAGAAAAGTTCAATAGTGATGAGGAAATGGAACTTGCACTACTGCAACTTTTGTTGCGACCTAAACACCACAAGGAGTTTGACAACACCAACCCAAGTGATGAACAACAAAATAAAGAGGATATCTTAAACTCTCCTATTCAAGACACCTACAACATCTTAAACAGGTACTTGTCAAACAGAGAACAAGTACTCTTCAAAGAATTTGCTGGGGTATTCTACGAGGTAAACGATGAAACCGAAGAGATTGAAGAGAAGACCGAGGTAGATGATCACACCGTGGGTAGAAACTTTTACCAGCAATGGTACTGGTACTCAATTGTAAGGACTCTAGGTAAGGAAGACATAAGGGTTTATCCCGATATCTATATGCTGAAGATGGAGGTAGTACTGCCTGAGATGAGTTACTTGGCACAGAAGAATAAAGTAGAATCTGCACAGCAAAGACAAGACGCTGCCCTAAGTAAATTGTAAATTATAAAAAATTGATATGAACAATCTTTCGCAATTTTACGATGTGGTAAAAGACTTTTGCGAGTCCCACAACATGATTAACGAGTTCTTCTTGCTTGGCTCAAAGGATGACCTATCATCGAGAGAGTTTGAATACAGAACCTTCGTTATGATTCCGAACAGATCTAACATATCGAGAGATTTAGCAAGGCCAATCTATACATTGACTTTTGATTGTTTGGTTATAGACAAGTCTAAGAACCAAGACTCTTTAGCAGCAATCAAGTCTACAGAAGAAAACCTATTTGTCGTAGGTCAGCTCCAAGACTTTTTGATACAGCAAGATGAAAACTGCTACATTGATGAAGTAGATGTAGAAAGTTATATGGGAGAAGATGAGAACATTACGACTGCATTCTTCTCGTTAACGGTAGCCTTTGCTAGAAAAAATTATAATGTTGCTATAGATAATGCTTAGTCCAGCACAGCAAAGAGGTAGGCTCAGACAACTTATAATTAGGGAGCTGAAGACTGCCGATTTGAAAGGATATTTTAAGTCGTTGTTGAGAGAGAACGAACAAGATGTTACTGGGTTTCTACAGAGAAGTATTTCCTCTAGTAGATACGAAACCTCTGTAACCGTAAGGTCTAGTGTGAATAGTCAATCTGGGTGGATAGAAGACATACAGATATTTTTAGGCACTGGCCCTTGGGGTAGGTACGGTAACGAACTTGACAGCAAGTTTGGTGTGGGTGCGGTGAAAGACCCACCGAACACCGAAACAATTATGCAATGGATAAACGCAAAAGGTGTTACTGCTATACTGTCCGTTGATAAGACGCTGAAAAGCGGTGAGAAGAAACAATACACATATGTAAACACCCTTTCCGCAAAGAAGGCAATGGCTTATCATATCGCTAAAAGAATTAGAGATACGAGAAGCATAAAGACTAGATACGATTACACTAGCAGCATTGAAGAAGTTTTTTCAAGCATAGTATACCAATCATTGTTTTACTGGTTTGAGGAAATGGGCGTAGAATTTTTAGGAAGGATAGAAACTGAAATTACAGGATTAGTATAACATGGCAGATTTAAGCAACTTCGGACCAGGAAACTTTGGTGGAGGATCATCTTCTAGTGGCGGTGGCAGCGGCCAAGGAGCGTTAGAAGCAAAAGTAGGTGCATTAAAAGCTGGTCTACAGTCTTTGAACGTAGCCATCAATGATTTACGCCAACAAGGTGTAGGGGGAGGTCTTATCTTTGAGGCGTTAGCAGAGAAGATATCTCAAATGCTCATTGCTCAAAAGGCATTGACTACAGAACTAGAGCAGCAGAAAATCGTATTCAAGGACAATGCTGATCAGTTAGAGGTATACACAAAACTTCAAGGACAACTACAGACAAACATTGACGGTACTGTAAAGGCAGTCAGTTCTTTAACCAAGGAGCAACTTGAAAATTCTAAGAGAGCGCAGAAGGTAGCCAATGATGCTGCATTAGCTAGACAAGAATCCAACAAAGTACAAGAGCAGTCTGAGTTATCTTTACTTGACCAAATTAAGTTAAGGGTTGCTCGTGAGCAAAGAGAGGCCGAAGCGCAGAAAAAAATACTTGAGGAAAGAGAAGCGCAACGCAGACAAGCAGCAGCTGAAGAACAGCAAAGACTTCGTGATAGTATCAAGGAGCAGAATGCAATTCGTTCCAAAGAGGTTTCTGATTTTGAGGCTAGACAAAAAGAGCTAAGAAGCAGAAGAAAGGCTAGACAAAGAGAAATTGAACAAGAGCAGAAAGCTGCTTCTAGGGCAAAGATTGAAGCCGATTTAAAGGTTATACGATCAAGCAAAAAGTCTTTAAGAGAAAGGCTAGATGATGAGATAAAATACCTCAAGGAAGTACAGAAACGCTACAAAGAAGGTAGCGCAGAGTTTGAAAAGTTTAGAGGTAGAATTGCTCAAGCTGAAGGCCGTAGAAGAGATGATAGTTTTGGTAGTGGATTCTTAAAAGGACTCACTGGCGGTGGTGGACTTGGCAAGGCTTTAGGTAGACTTACTGGTATTGGCACGGCAGTCCAAGCACTAAGAAAGACATTCCAACTTTTACAAAGGGCAATTACCGGGTCGTTTAGGGCGGCAGTAGACTTTGAGGCACAGATGGCTCAACTACAAGCGGTAACGGGTATTAACAACGAGGAACTTTCTAGACTTCGTAAAAATGTACTTGATGTTGCTGGTAGTACTAAGTTTACCTCTGAGGAAATTGTACAGCTCCAAACAGAGCTTGGTAAGTTAGGTTTTAGTGTTACTGAAATTGAAGCGGCTACACTTGCTGTGGCTCGTACAGCACAAGCACTTGGTGAAAAGGTTGGACCAGTAGCACAGCGTATTGGTCAAATCCTTAACCAGTTTAATCTTAGCGCAGCTGAAACCACTCGTGTATCAGATAGCCTTGTATCGGTGATTAACTCTTCGGCACTTTCATTTGAAGGCTTTAGTACTGCATTGCAATACATTGGGCCTCTTGGAGCGCAAGTGGGTACTACATTTGAAGAGACTGCTGTAGCCATGGCACTCTTGGCCGATAACGGTTTTACCGCATCTCGTATCGGTACAGGTCTTCGTGGTATTATGACTGAACTATCTAAGACTGGTAAAGACCTAAACACTACTATAGAGGAATTAGCAGAACAAGAAGTTACACTTGCTGAAGCTGTTGACTTGGTAGGTAAGCGTAATGCGGCACAGCTTATTACTCTTGTAGATACAGCTCGTAGACAAAGAGAAGTAGGGCAGTCGTTAGATGACCTCAACGATAAATACTTTGCCCAGGGTTCTGCGGCTATCGCTGCATCGCAGCAGGTAGATACCTTCCAAGGTAACTTAGACCTTTTAAAATCTGCCATCAACCGTGTGCAAATTGCTTTTGGGGAGTTTCTAAAAACAAGTAAGGTTCTTAGAGCTGCGCTTAGACTTGTTGATGAAGATGGTTATGCAGCAGCTGTTGCGGCTCAAGCCATTGCAGAAGCCGATCCCATGACATTTAGTCAAGGGCTTCAAGAGGCATCTGAGTCTGTAGGTAAGCTTAAACAACAATTAGCAGATACTAAAGATATTGATGCTGCTATAAACGAAGCTGCTAAAGGAATATTTGGTGGAATTGTAGAAAACATAGAACGTGAAATTCAAGCCATTGATGATAGGGAAGAAGCTATAAAGGAAGAACAGAAAGCTTATCTTGAGGGACTAAAAGAAAGAGCTGATGCGTTAGAGGCTCAAGGGAAAAAAGAGGAAGCGGAATTACTTAGAAGAGTAGAAGCTAACCTTGGTGCTGCGAGAAAACTACAGTCTGGATATGCTGCTACTGCGGATGTTGATTTATACACAAGCAAAGAATTTAATGAAGCAAAAGCAGAATATGGCAAGTACTCAAAAGAAATAGCTGATAACAATAAAGAAAGAATTAGGTTATTAGATATTCTTGAGCAAAAGGAAAAAGAATTAATTCCTGGTAACCCAGAGTTTGAAGAGTATGAAAAGCAAATTGCTTACGTTAAGCAGTTGATTGCAGAAGGAGCTTTAGAAGAAGCCTTGGCTATCGAAAGAAATTTAGTCGAGCAAGAAAGAGCTGCTATATTAAAGCAATTAAGAGCAGAAAGAAAAGATGATATTAACGACCTACAATCTGCTGTTGACTTTAACAAGAAGATTAACAAGGAAGATATAGCCATAACCAAAAAAATAAATGCGCTTCTTGCAGAACAAACAAGAAGAAAAGAAGAAGGCAATGAAATTGTAGGTGATGAACTTCTTTTATTTGAGGCAAAATTAGAACAGTACAGAACTGAAAAAAATAATATTGCTAACTTAACCGTAACTCTTGAAGAAAGAAACCAATTAGCTCAAAAAGAATTTGAAAGAGAATTTAAAAGAATAACCAACCTAAAAACCGCTAGAAAGCAAGAGCTTGATCAAAAACAAGCCCTGCTAGATATAGAGATAGATACTCAAAGAAACCTAGCAAATAACGCAGCAACAGAAGAGAAAAGAATTGCGGCAAGTGAAGAATTAGATAAGCTTATTCAACAAAGACTTCAAAACGAAATTGATGCCTTCAATGACTTAGATAGTGTTGCAACTGAGTTTAGCGAGACACTAGAGGGCATGGCCGATTTGTTTGAAGAGGCTGGTCTCGATGGCAGTATAATTGAAAAGGCTCAAGAAAGATTAGAAGGATTTAGACTTAGTTTTCAAGACCTAGCCTTAGACTTAGGGGATATCAAAGGTGCTGCAAATTCTTTAGCAGATTCTTTAGAGGCAGCATTTAAAGTTAAATTAGATTCTGGTACAGAGCTAGATGAAGCAGATTTAGAAAAGGTAAAGGAGCAAGTCAGGGCTATGCTTAGAAGACTTTTACCTGCTTTAGAAATTCTTTATCCAGATGTATTTGAGGCTCTATATCAGAAAACTGAAGACCTTGTAATGTCTCAGCTTATTCCTGATCCTAAGAAGGGCGAGAAAAAACGTAGGGACAGAATTAAAAAGCTTCTTGATGTTGTTCTTAAAGAACTTGCAGATGCTGCTAAAGCGTACAATGATACTGCATTAGAAAACACTAGGAACAGATTAAACGCAGAGCTTGATGCTATCCGCAACAGATACAAGACTGAAGAAGAAATATTAAAGTCTCAGTTAGACAACCAGTTAATTACAGAGTCTCAGTTTAGAACGAAAAAAGAAGAGCTTAGAAAAAAAGAACTTCAACAAACAAATGAAGTCAACAAAGCGATTTTCGATGCAGAGAAAAAGGCAGACCTTAATAATGTTGCTATAGAAGCATTCGAGGCAATAGCATCCAACTTGATAAACAACATGGGTAAGCTTACAACTCCAGAAGCTACTCGTCAAGCAGCCATTGGTTATGCTGCGATTGTCGCTGGTGCTGCTGCTAAAGCAGATGCAATTAGAAGAAGAAAATTCTACCCTGTACAGTTTGAAGAAGGGGGTTTTGTACAAGGGCCAAGCCACTCTGAAGGCGGTGTTCCATTTACTGTGCAAGGGCAACCTGGATATGAAATGGAAGGCGGTGAGTTTATCGTAAACAAAAAGGCTGCTGCGTTCCATAGAAGTTTACTAGAACGTATCAATGGATCATACAAGCCTAACACATCTATTCAGCCGTTGCAATTTGCTCAAGGAGGTATAATACAAAAGCCATCTTCTGCTAGTATAAATGTAGATACAGGTGTAGCAGAAAGTGTACATTATTTAAGAGCCATTGCTGAAGCTACTACTACCTCGGCAATCCAAGGTTCTAAACCTGTAAGGGCTTATGTTACTGAAAGAGATTTAAGATCAAGTGATACGGCTAGACAATTAAAAGATAGAAATAGTAGAATATGAGTAACTTTGGATTCCTAACAACAACTTCTGGGAACATAGCACCACAAGCTGTGAACGTGACAGTAAGAGCTAACACGGCTTCTTTAGATGTGTTTGCAGATGTAATTGCTCGTGATGTTATACATATGCGATATAGAGAAAACGGTATACCAAAGGGCGTTTATGGGGTGTGTACATACGCTGACATGGACGGGGTTGTTCCAAGCTTTACCTTTACTTTTGACCAAAATATATATCCATTGTTTTCTGACGTATCTCAAGGAGATTTTTTAGGAATAGAGGTATATAGACAAATAGAACACAATAAGGTTTCTTACTATTCTATTTCAACATCTGTAACCAGAGCAAATTACAGCGAAGAGTTAAAATCTTACAACGTTTCGCTTGATCATTCCTTGACTATTAACAATGACGGCAGAGAATTTTTTGGAGACTTTAAAGATGTTATTGTTGCAGACAAAATAATCTTTGCAGATTACTGTGATAATTATGCATATGGAGTATCTTTAGATGAAGATACTTACAACAATAGATACAATAAGTTTAGAAAATCAGTAAGCTTTAACGTAGCGAAAAGATGAGTTTTACTTTATCAATAAGTTCAAATGCGGTTTCATTTGTTGATGCTGATTTGTTTGAAGGAGAAGAGTTTTTCTATGATGTATCATTTTATGATGATGCTTCAATAAAAGATGTTAAGATACCTTTTTATACAAGTCTAACATTACCTCTGACCCCTACCAACAAGTCTATCTTTGGTTACGATCCAATAAACACAAACGTGAGTTCGTTTCCCAGCGGTGACTATCATTTTATTATTTCTTACCACAATTCATTTAATACTGAAATAAGAGGTATAATGACGGTTGATTCAATAGAATACAATTCTGATCAGCCATATATGAGTGTTACCTTAAAAGATTACCTCTCATTATTTTTCTCAGAACTTTCGGAAAAAAAGTTAGGAGATATACTTACTTCATCTTACCACACATCTAACCACCCCTTATCAGATTTTTTTAAAACTACTGCAAATAATGGGGAGGCAGGAGTCGCAGGTCAAGATCCAGACTTAACACGCATTGTAAACTTTCCATTCGTGGATATGTGTAACGATGTAGAAAAGTTTGACTATGAAACAAGACAGTTTACCGAATATGGCTCTGGAGAAACTAGGTCTGGGTTTATTCCAACACTCTCTGTTAAAAACTACTTAAAGCAAGTTGGTGAGTATTTATCTACTTCTAATATCCCGGTAAAGGTAAAATCAAAACTATTTGGCATTAATGAATCTGAGGCCATACCAGACTTTCAGCCATCAAAGTTACAGGCTGTAATACCAGCAAAGTTACAAGCCAAAAGAGGATTTAATACAAGAAACTTTACTTTGTATAACAGATTTGATACTGCATTTCCAAATGAGGACATGACAGAAAACAAAAATCTGTTTGGTAATCAAAGGCAACTAAGAACAAATTATTATGGGAAGTATACTGTTTTTGGTCATTACGGCACTATTCCAGCAAACTACAACCCAATTAAAAAACACGCCCTTGAATGGCCTGATGACGGATATGTAGATTCATCTGTAGATACTTCTGGAGAAAAGGGATATATCTCTCCCCACACAAGTTTTGGAGCAGAGATATCATTTGCCAGTGGAAACAGAACAGAAACAATAGGGACTTTGACTTGGGAGTTACCTGTCGTTGACGAAGAAAAAATGGTTTACAAAATATTCCCTAACAACTCAGACATGAGTTTTAATTTAAAGCTTGGGATATTTGTAGATGGATATTTAACTAAGTCTATAGGAATGTTAGATTCCAATGGAGATAAACTTGAATTAAATGCCCAAAACGCAACAGTAACACAGTCTAATGCTGTAAAGTCTAGCGCAGATATTCCTACCGTTGGAAATTTCTTTGGTTTGACATCTGGGAGTTTGGCCTATCTAGATGATAGCAGTTTTCCAAACTATAATGATTCTTTGCAATGGAACAATATAGAAGTTTATCTTCCAAACGAAGAAAGATTTATTGATTTAATTGGAGACAGTAGATATGGAATGTGTTATTATCTAGAGCCTTTAGAGGGATCGTTAGACATAACATATGCCGATCAATGGTATGCTGTATCTCCGTCTCCAATGACTGGTTATACGGTATACTATAATGGGAATATAGTAAATTCTGATTTCGGGCCACTTAAAATAAGAAAGGCAATAACGAAGATATCTAATTACACCGACTTTGATATTAAGTTTACAGCAAACAGAGACTTTTCACCTTACTATCCAGATGATAGATATAACATAAAAGACTCTATAAACAATACTTGTGATATTAAAGTCCCTGAGTTTTTAGATATAATTACAAAAAGATTTGGCTGTGGTATATTCTATGAATATGATGGCTCTCATCATATTTTAAGAATAGATCCGCTACATATTTTAAGAACCTCTAATGTTAATATTGACAGCAGGATAGATGATTTAAATTCTATAGTTGTATCAAGACCTATAGAAATAATTAAAAACTTAGTAATAACCAATGAGGGCAATGATTTGTTTTATGACTCTGTAAGGTATAAAGAAACTACTAGGGGTTCTACTACACAAGAAATCAATCCAAACGGTATTAATGATTTTGAATTAAAACTAGATTCTGCTGTTTATTATAAAACCTTATGCGGAGAAGATAACTCATTAACAAACGAGAATGTAATTAAGGGTTACTTGAACGAATATCAAATAGGTTATACTAAAAATATATTCACTCCTTACAATGAGTTTTCAGTTAGGTTCGCTTATATAGATAATCCATTGTTTCAGACTAAAATAAAAGTACCTTACATCGTAAACAATAACGTTATAAATAACTTAACGACAACGACTCAAAGGCTTTATAGAAATATCTTTGACTATGTTACTTCTGAAGAACTTGATCCTCATGTGTTCAATGGTAGACTGTCAAATAAGAATACCGCTGGGTGGGATTTATTAGCAGAAGATGAAGATGAGCTTACTACTGATTATTACGATTTAATCGCATCTACAGAACAGTTAAAAACAAAACAATATCCGTCTATTGAATTTGATATGGTTGTTCCCGTAGGCGAACTAACAAATTCTGCATTTATGTTTAGCAAGGGAATATTGTCATATATAAACAATCAGAAAGTTTTAATTAAAGAAGCTAAAGGACAAGTTTATGATGACAATGCTTATCTGTCTGTCAAAGGTTTAATAGAATAATTGTAAATTAATTTGATGGCTACATATAATGATTACCCACAAGCAGCAGTAAACAACGCAAAGAAAGTACTTGCGTGGAAAAAGAAGTATGGCTCTGAAGTAAAGGGTATGACTTCTGTGGGCTGGACTCGTGCAAATCAATTAGCCAATAAAAGAAAACTAAGTTATGAGACTATTGCTAGAATGGCTGCGTTTAATCGCCATAGAAAAAATGCTGCGGTTGACCCTAAGTATAAGAATGAGCCTTGGAAAGATAGAGGCTATGTTGCTTGGCTTGGATGGGGTGGCTCAAGCGGAGTTAACTGGGCAATTAGAAAAGCAGAGTCTATACGAAAGGGAACAGTCCGAGCAAGTACGGATGTGGCTGACCTCCCGTGGGGTAACCGTAAGGTCAAGGATGAAAAGTAATAAGGCTAAACGTATACAGAAAGCTAAAGACAAATACAATCATCTTGTAGACAAGCTTAACGTAAAGTAACATGAATAAAGATTTACCTTTATACGATATTACACTTGAGGATTTTGAACAAGGCATGTACAAAATTTCTCTTGTAGACAAACCTGCAATCGAGGAAAACTTTATCTACTTCAATGAAGTAAAGAAAGTTGAGATGTTTGCAAACGATGAGAAGAAAGAAGTTGTTGGGCCAATTATGATTCCTAACAAAGAGATCCTACGCTTCTCGCCAGAAAATGGCTACTACTATGTACGCTTCACGGAAGAGACTATTCGTGATATTATGTACAATTACTCTAAGAAAGGTTTGTTTAACCAATTTGGTATTCACCACGAGTACGATACTCAAGATGTGGTGATGCTTGAAGTTTGGATGAAAGAGTCAGAGAACGACAAGTCAAAGGACTACGGATATGACTTACCAAACGGAACAGTATTCGTTAAGGCTAAGATTGAGTCTGATGAATTGTTTAGTGCGATTAAGAACGGAGAAGTAAATGGCTTCTCTATCGAAATTCAAGCTGATATTAAACCCGTAAATAAAGAAAATAACATGACTGAATTTACTTTTGCCAAAGAACTAGGCAAGTTGGAGGCTCAATTTGAGGCTATGACTGCTAAGTACGAGGCTAAAATCCAGGGCCTAGAAGAGGAGAACGCAGTTCTTCTTGAGGCTATGACATCTTTTGAGGATAAGTTCGGTGGCGTAGAAGAGCTAAAAAGCGCAATCGAAATGATTCAAAAGCACATTGAAGGTATGAGTCAATCAGAAGAAATGACTGCTGATGCTGATGCTGATGATGAAGAAAAGAAAGAAGAGGAAATGGCTGAAGAAGCACCAGTGAAGAGCATCGCTCCAGCTAGTGAAGAAGCCACGGATCTTTCTAAAGAGGAGAAAGAAGAAGATTACGAAGCCGTTGAGGAGGAAGTAACAGAGAATGAAGTTGAAGAGCAATTTGCTGCTGAACAAAAAGCTGAAGAGCAAGAAGAGCAAGTTGAAGATAAGACAGTATCATTTGATGCTATCACGCCAGAAAAGGTTGCGATGATTAACAACTTCTTCAATCGTAAATAATTATTGTAAATTAATTAAAAAGAACTTTTTTTAAAATCATAATAAAATGAGTGTATCTATTTCTAATTTGCCATACGGAGATCGTAGACCAGACTTGTTCATCGACTCAATGGTAAAATCTGCTGCGGTTCTAAACCGTTTCCGCCTTATTGACGGAGTTAAAGCAAAAGTAAATGTGCCTATCTTTGATGCTCAGTTGACTTGGGGTAATGACCTTTGCCAATTTGATCCACAATCTACTGCTACTATTTCTGAAAAAGAAATGACAGTTGATACTTACAAGTGGGCTTTCCTAAACTGTAAGACAGCTCTAGAGTCTTCTTACCGTGGTTTGTTGTTGAAGAAAGGTCAGCACAACCCTGAAACTATGGACGCTGAGTTCAAAGACTGGGTGTTTGACTACTTCGCAAAACTATCTGCTGAACGTGCTTTGCAACAAGCTTCTACTGAAATTATTGCTGAGTTGACTGCTGATGCTGCTGTTATCGACTACATTACTGGTGCGCCTATTACTGCGTTGAACGTACTTGACTTGATGGAAGGTGCTTACGCTGCAATGAGCGATGTAATGTTGGCTGCTATCTACGGTGATGCTGATCGTGATTTCAAACCAGCATTCTTCTTGGGAACTGCTGCTATGCAAAATTACCAAATCGCTATCGCTGAGAAATTCACTACTACTCCACAAGGTATCATCGAGGGTAACATTCCTCCTTACTTTGGTATGGAAGTAGTTCACATGTCTTCTCTACCAGCTGATGAGTTTTTCGTGGCTGCTCCACAAAACTTGGTTATGTTGACTGATGACTACAACGATGTTCGTGCTATCGACATGAAGTACGAAGCTGAATTGTCTTCTGATAAGATTTGGGGTCAATTCAAACTTGGCTTCTCTTACTTGAAAGGCGAAGAAATCGTTTACGCACATCAATAATAGTTAGAGGGGAGGGAAGCCTCCCCTTTATTAACCCTTAAAAACGAAAATAAAATGCCTTGTAATTTAACTCTTGCTGATGTAACCTACGACTGTACTGACCTCGGTATTGGTGGGTTGAAAGCTGTATACCTTGCTAACCGTGATGAGCTTATCACTCAGAGCCTTGTAAGCGTTTCTGGTGGTGCTGCTACAGTAACTCCAGCTGCTGCTAACTTGTATGCTGATGGTGATGCTATCAAAATCGAGTTTAACTTGAAAGATGGTTTCTCTGTATTTACAGATGTAAAAACTGTATCTGCTGACGGTATTACTTCTACAGTACCTACTATTGCAATCGAAGTTCCTAAGATGTCTCCTGGACACCGTGATGCTTTGAACGCTATGGCTGTTGCTGGTTCTGAATTGGTTGCCTTTGTTGAAACTGCTGCTGGTACTTACCACATGATTGGTTTTGATTACGGTCTATATGCTGCGACTGTTGATGGTACTTCAGGTACTGGTCGTGCAGAAAAGAACCGTTACCAATTGACTTTGACTGGTGACGAGGATAGCCTTGCATACCACCTAGATTCTGCTAACTGGGCTAATGTAGCCGGTTAATAGAAACTTGTAAATTAATACAAGGGGGAGGGAGTAATCCCCTCCCCTTTTTTTTTATATAAACTATGAGTTTTAGTTGTAGCATTTTTTTAGAGGATATAGATATTAACTGCAATAATAATGTAGGGGGTATTAAGAAAGTGGTCTTGGGTCTTCAAAAAGATTTGAGCATTTCACTTGATCCTGCGGATGAAACAATTGTTACTCAAGCAGAGTTATTAAATTCTGTAGTATTTGAACACAATAATAAAGATGCTACTACAATATTTAATGAGTCTAAAAGCGTAAATAACGGACTTGGTGTAATAACAACAGAGATAATTATAAGACTGCCACTACTTGATGTAAAGATGAACAAGGTGGATTATATGTCTCGCAGAAACGACATTGTTTGTATTATGTACCACAATAACGGAACTGCTACTATTAGCGGTTGGATGGATGGACTTACTATGCAGTATAGTGCAACAAGTGGTGCTTCAAGAAACGAATTGTCTCTTGTAGATGTTACTCTTTCTACTGATAGTTGGATAGCATCTTTTGCGGTTAACGATCCTAATATTATAACACTTCCGTAATGTACGCACCAATAAAAATAGGATATCAAGCAAACGCTGTACAAACCGACAAAGGTTTTTTAGATTATGTTTTTCCTGATATTGATGCTTATAACGCTGATGCAATACAATACGACAAGGGAATGGTTGATTACCTTATCGGAACAACAGGGCTTTACTCTGATGTTTTGATTGAGCAATCATCTGGTTGGAGTGTTAATTGGGAATTGATAAATATGCAATGGGAAACCATTAATGTAAAATGGGAATTATAAATGGATAACAACATTACTAAAGACAGAAACTACTACCAGTCTTCTATGGGAGATTTTGGATTCCGTAGAATTGGCCCTGGTGAGACATCTCCTGGTGGAGAGACTTACAGAGTTATTGTTTGCTTACAAGAGGCAAGTATCAATGCAGAGTCTATGGTTGGTGATTCTTTGACTGGACAAGTATTGCCTACAGGCATGCAGGTGTTTGGGAAGTTCACCGAGGTTTCTTGTTACCAAGGAGTTGTGTTAGCTTACTTGGGATGATATTAGCATTAGGCATATCTATACACGCCAATAATTTTATTGGAGACAAGTATGAGTTTGACAACAGATACTGGGATCGTATTGATATGAAATGGGAGACTATTAACGATACTTGGGAGGAAGAAATATAATGGCTACACTAACAGGAAATAAACCAAAGGATACCTACAAAGGTCTTATTAAGACCGTTGATAGTAACGAGGTAACAGGCGAGGTTCAACTAAGCGATGGTAACGGCAATGCGTTGCCAATGACTGTTTCTACTACCGATGTACGAGTACGAGGTGTGGGGTTGACAGGTTACTCTCACGATCAGAATGTCTCTGAACCAGAATGGCTAATAGAGCATGGACTTGGTAAGAAACCATCTGTAACAGTAGTAGATTCTATGAATAGGACTGTTATGGGTGAAGTAGAATATATAGATGATAACGTACTTATTGTGCGATTTAAATCCGCTTTCAAAGGCAAAGCATATCTTAATTAATAAATAAATAAAATGGCAAGTATTAAATATTTGGTTGACTTAGACCTTGGACAGAATGAGTTGCAGAATGCGGTATTGCAGACTGTTGCTGGACCTACTGGTGGGGTTGCAGGTCAAATTGTTTACGACACCGCAGCAGGTGCAGTAAAAGTAAGTGATGGTTCGGACTTTATCCGTGTTGGATTAACGGCTGATGGTGAGACTATTACTGATGCAAGTGGTACTATTAGTGTGGGTACAATCTCTATCAGCAATGTACAAGGTCTTGCTTCTCAGTTAAACAACAAAGTTGATGACTCACAAGTATTGACTGATGTACCAGCAAACGCATTGTTTACCGATGAGGATGTAAGTACAGGTAATCTATACGATAGACTTACTCAAATCTCAGCAATGGTTCTTGGTGATGGTACAGGCTCAATTACCGTTAATGGTGACTTTAATGTTGTAGGTAACACTACTACACTTGAGACTGCTAACTTGGTTGTTGAGGATAACATCATCACTCTTAACTCTACGGCAACAACGGCTGCATTAGATGCAGGTATTGAGGTTAACCGTGGTAGTGGTAACGGAGTCCCTGCGTTGAAGTGGAACGAGACTGCTGATCGTTGGCAGTTTAGTAATGATGGAACTAACTACTATAACATCCCTCTACCATCTCAGTATGCAGCAGGTGATATTACTGCGGTAGTTGCAGGTGACGGTCTTGGAGGTGGTGCTACAAGCGGTAGTGCGACTTTGACCAATGCCTACAATCGTGTTTTACAACAAGTCGAAGGTACAGGTGCTTACGAAATTTTTGGAGGTCAAATCTTTGGTGCATTTGTTCCAGAAAGCATTGAGGTTGTAGTAAAAGAAATTGTTGGTAACACTTTTGTTCAAGTGATTACAGATGTGATCGTTGATATGGATGCTGCCGCAGTTAAGGTTTTCCTTCCTGTTGGGCAATACTTTGTATCGTTTAGCGGTATCCGTGCCTAATAATTTGTAAATTAGTAATAGAAGGGGGAGGGTTGATCCCTCCCCTTTTTGTTAATCAAAAAAGATTTTATGGCTGTTAAGTTTCTCAATGGTATTGATGTAGATGGTTCAATGAACATCGCTGCATCCGATGTCCCTAATTTAGATGCTTCTAAAATTACAAGCGGTACTCTTTCTGCTGATCGCATTCCTAACCTTAGTGGTGTGTACCAACCTGCAGGAGACTACCTTACTTTAGAAACTGCCAATACAACTTTTCAGCCACTTGGGAATTACTTAACAAGTGTCCCTTCCGAGTATCTAACTCAAACCGAGGGTGATGCTCGTTATTTGCAAAGTTTACCTTCGCATAATCACGATGGAAGATACCTTAGAACAGGTGTTACATTAGGAAACTTTTCCGAAGTAGATGCTATAGAAGATGACAGAGTTGTAGGTTTAACAAATTATGATACTGCACCATTTGCGAATCATAATATTGTAGCCACATTTATTAATCATGCCTCTGGAGGAAGAAGAGCGCAATTGTTTTTTGGGGATACTCCAAATGCAGGTGCTTGGTTTAGATTAAGACAAGGAACTGGAGTTCAACACGATTGGTATAAAATTTGGAACTCCTTTGACTTTACATCCACCAATATTTCTAATTGGAATACTGCTTACGGATGGGGTAATCACGCTTCAGCAGGATACCTAACCTCACTACCTTCACACAACCACGACACATTATACGATGCTATCGGCTCTGCTAATGCAGTAGGTCAAGCATTGAATGAGCGCATTGACACAGAAGTATTTGATGCTATCGCTTCGGTTCAAGCAACAGCCGATGCTGCACTACCCAAAAGCGGTGGTACTTTATATAAACAAACAAATACAGCAGGTACATCCGGAACAACTTTCTTAACAGTACACAATAATGTAGGTGGTGATATTAGTCAGCAGCAGTCTTTTGTAGACTTTATGTTTACCGATACTAATGCTAACTTTACTCCACAAGTAAGAATAGGAGCGCAAGTAGGTAGAAACGCTGACGCTAACGCAATCTCCAAAGAAGGAGCAGGAGCATTCGTAGTTTACACAGGCGATGGTACTGATGAAAGCGGTAACGGTGCTTTGAGTGAGGCAATGAGAATTGGCTTTGATAATAAGTTATATGTTCAAGGTGAAATTCAAGCGAGTGGTTATAATAAAACAAATTGGGATACAGCGTATGGATGGGGCAACCATGCTTCTGCTGGGTACTTGACATCTATCCCATCAACATATGCTACCGATGCGGAGGTAAACACAGCCGTAGGTGCTGTTGATGCTCGTATAGACAACGAAGTTTTCCCTGCTATAAATGATTTAGGAAATGCAATCCCTACAAATAACAATCAACTTACTAACGGTGCAGGATACGCAACTACATCATATGTAAACACAGCCGTATCAAACCTTGTAGCCTCTGCACCTGCAACATTAGACACACTCAACGAACTTGCTGCTGCATTAGGTGACGATGCAAACTTTAGCACAACTGTAGCAAACAATATTGGTGCTATTGATACTCGTATTAACGATGAGGTCATTCCTTATATTGACAGCGTAGCCGGAGATGCTGCCAAAGGCGTAACTGCTTACGGATGGGGAAACCATGCGAGTGCAGGATATTTGACTTCGCTTCCTTCGCACACACACAATAAGATTGTCGAAAACGATGCCATAACATACGGACAAGGTTCTTTACAGTGGACTGATGTAAGTGGGCTTGGAGGAACTGGATATGCTGGTAGCACTCTTGCAAATCCATTTAATGATTGGCATCATCATATCTTAATGAACCATGCTAACAGTTCTGGATACTATGTTGACATGGCTTACTCTTTCCATAACGATAGAGTACACTTTAGAAGAAAAGCAGGTGGCGGTGATTCAAACCTTGGTACATGGAGAGAGTTTTGGCATACTGGCAATTTATCTAAATCAGAGTTTGATAGCGCAGGTTCTTCCGCAGCAGTTTCTACTGCCTTAAACGAGAGAATTGACACAGAGGTATTTGGTGCTATAGGGGATGTTGCAGGAACCATTCCAACCAACAATAACCAACTTACTAACGGAGCAGGATACATTACATCTGCTGATGGAGGTAATGCCGATACTGTAGATGGATACCAAGCATCTCAACTTTGGAGAAGAACTGGAGCAACTAATGCAACCGTAGGTGGTGGATGGGTAACAGTTGCTCACGCAGGTCAAGGTGGAAGATGGTCTGGAGAAGTTATTGTTACGGATGGAGAAAGTGGTGACCACTCATTCATTCGTATACACTGGATGCGTAGTTACCAAGATTCAAATTTTACCGTACTAAATTGTGGTGGACACGCAAACAGAATTACTGGCGCAAGGGTATTGTACCAAACATCCGACAGTACATACGGATGGAAATACCTACAAGTATATGTAACAACATCTTCAAATTATTATGTTCGAATAACACAAGAAGGTGACACGCCAAACTTTAGCACTATTACAGCCGTTACTCCTGTAGTAGAAAATACTAAGAGTGGATATGCTGTTCACGGAAGTGAACTAACAGGGCTTGAAAACGCATCATTGGCCGCAGAAGAAGGCATTAAAGTTGGAGGTACTGTTTACACAAATTCACACGGAGATTCTTCTCAATGGAACACCGCCTACGGTTGGGGTGACCATTCTGCCGCAGGGTACTTAACTTCTCTGCCATCTCATAATCACGATACATTATACGATTCATTAGGTTCTGCAAATGCAGTTGCTACTGCCCTAAACGAAAGAATAGACACGGAGGTATTCGATGCTATTGCAACTGTAGATGGCAATATACCGACTAACAATAATCAACTTACTAACGGTGCAGGATACATAACAGCAGTACCATCTTCCTTTACTACAACAAATATAACAGCAACAGGTTATATTAAAGGTGGTGGTCAGCAACTTGTATTGAGTGCAGGTGAGGCTCAAAACTATGCTACTGGGCAAACTGCCGAGTACATCTACATGAACGCAGAGCAGGGCCTTGAAATCAATTCCGATACAGGCAACTGGGCAGGTGGATGGGCTGCAAGAAAAACAGCATATCTAAGAGGTGATCAGTTAACTCTTGATGGAGAGACACTCACTAAAACCAATATTCAAAACTTTAAGACTGCATATGGTTGGGGTAACCACGCAAGTGCAGGATACCTAACATCTATTCCTTCTACCTATGCAACTGATGCTGAGGTAGGCACAGCCGTAGGTGTTGTTGATGCTCGTATTAATGACGAGGTTATTCCTTATATAGATGTCGTAGCCGCAGATGCTTCTAAAGGTGCAGTTGCTCATGGATGGGGTGACCATTCTGCGGCAGGATATTTAACCTCTCTTCCTGCACATAACCACGATGGTTCATATGACCCTATTGGATCAGCAGATGCGGTAGCATTGCAAGTAAATACAAGAATTGACCAAGAAGTTATTCCTTCAATTCCTACCAACAACAATCAGTTGCTTAATGGTGCAGGTTATATTACCGCAGTACCATCTTCTTTTAGCACAAACTCCATAACAATAGGAAATGGCGTAACACTTAGCGAGTCTACTGATCGTGCTGATTTGTTAATGATTAAGAGTTCTACTTCTACTTGGGGTGGTCTTCAAATATCTAACACATCAAATGAGATTATATTCTCTATGATGGGAGATGGAACTACAGGTGGTATCTATGATGACCAAAACAGCGATTGGTTAATTCAATGGACTGAAAACGCAGGTGTTAGATTATATCACAACGCAGGTGAAAAATTAACAACTACCTCAACAGGTGTATCTATTACAGGTGCTTTAGTAGCAAGTGGAGATGTTACCGCATTCTCCGATGCTCGTGTTAAAGAAAATGTAGAGACTATTTCTAATGCACTTGAGTCTGTTAAGCAGATGAGAGGTGTTACTTACAATAAGATAGGCGAAGAGAAGCAGTCTGTAGGTGTTATAGCGCAAGAGTTAGAAGAGGTTGTACCACAACTTGTACATACTGATGAGGAAGGTATGAAGTCTGTAGCATACGGAAATATAACTGCTGTATTGATTGAGGCTCTTAAAGAGCAACAAGCACAAATCGAAGAATTAAAAGCAAGACTTGATGGCCTTACAAAGTAGTGGTGCTATAAGCATAGATGACATAAGAACAGAGTTGGGAACTACAACTGGTAGCCTTGCTCAACTTTCTGCTGCTGTGGGCTTTCCTGCTCCACATGCAATGTCGGATTTCTATGGGTATACATCCGCTACTCCTAACGACCTGTATTGGGACTTTGCTGAAGATGATGGTGGAGCAAAGTTTGTTGGGGATGGAGGAGATCAGCCTGGTCCATTTTCTTTTAGTATGTTTGTAAGACCATCTTGGACTGCTGTTGATGTCAATATTATGCTATTTGAGATAAACACCGGTAGTGGTTTAAATTCCGATAGGTTATTGCTCATCTATGACTACGGCTTTAACAGACTTGTGTTTAGATATAGAGGTGGAACTTCTAATCACCATATAAACTGGGCACTTAATGCAAATGCAGCAGCAGGTAATATTAGTCGTTGGCACAGCACATCTACAGGTCCAGTCAATGAAAATGGATTTGCACACATAGCAGGTACATTTGACCCAACGCAATCATTGGCTATAAATGGATTAAAATTGTATTGGAATGGAGTTGCTTTTAATACCGCTATTACACAAGCAAATGGAACTATGTCACCGTTTCCAAAAACAAACATGTACATAAATGTTGCGTTTAACGAAACTGCAGATAGGTCTGGAGACTTTGATAATGTTGCATTTTGGTTTAATAGACTATTAACTCCTTCTGAGATAGTGTCTCTTTATAATGATGGTAAAGGCTCTACTGCTGCTGATGCAGGGTTAACTACAGGATTAGGATTTGAGGCTACGATGGAGAGTGGTGCGTTTATAGATAACACAGGTAATTGGACTCCTACAGCAGTTGCAGGACAAGCAATACCTTATTAATAAATATTAACATTATCAAGTATTATAATAATATTATATATATTAGTACTATTAAATTATTATAATAATAGGTATGAAGAAGATTAGCGAAGAACAACTAAACGAGCTGAATCAATTGGTAAACACCATAAAGTTCGTAGGTAACAAAGTAACAGAACTTTCTGTAGAAAAGTCTCGTGCAGTAGATGCGTACAAGCAACTGCAAGAAAGCCTTGAAGAAATGAAAGGTAAAATCCGTGAGGAATTTGGAGACGTAGATATTGATTTGCAAACAGGAGAAGTTAAGGAGACACCCAAAGAAGAATAGTAAATGAAAAGGTTAGTTAACAATACTATAAACACATTGTCTTTTGTTAAAAGCATTAATTATGTTATTAATGACTTTGATGTTATACTGACTAAAGTAGTCGGTGATGAAGTATTGGAACTAAACAACCTTACATCATTAAATGGGTTACCTGTTTGTAGCGACTTTATCAAATTAAACATTGATTTGTTGTCCAATAACTTAGAGGGTGGGGAATATTACCTCACCCTCGTTAATGGAAATACCGAAACATCTTATCTATGTTTGGTAGAAACGCATCAAAATTCTAACGGAAGTACATCTGTAGATGAGGTTTACGGAGATACAGTTAAGTTCTCTCCTTATTAATATTGTAGATTATAGTAATGGGATTATTAGATAACATAACAGAATTTTTTGCATCTGTAACAAACGTTCAAGCTACAGAGGCTACTGTGTCTACCAACGAACTTGAAAACTCAATTGTAGACCTAAATGGTCGCTACAAATTGGGGCATACACTAGAAGGGGATTACATTAAGTTTGGTGTAAACGATGACTTCCCAGTGATTTTAGAAAAGATGCTAAGACAATCTCCAGTACACTCTGGCATCTTGACCAAGAAAGCAAAGATGATTGCTGGTAACGACATCAGCTTTAATGCAGATTTCTTGAGTACTAAGAAAGCACAGCAAGAGCTGCGTGTCTTTTTAAATAATTGTGCTGGTGCCAATAAAGGAATGTACGATGTAATTCTACACGCTGCATTTCAATACGAATCAAAAGGTGCTGCTGCGTTCTACATCCGTTGGAACAGAGGCAAGACAAAAATCCTAGAGCTAAAGTCTCTAGATGTTAAAGGCGTTAGAGCTGCCGAGCCTAACGAAAAAGGAGATGTAACCCATTACATTATCCGTAGATCATTTGGATATGGTGCAAACTCTGTGCAACACAATGAGCCTAAAAGGGTAAAAGCGTTTGACAAGTTTGACAAAAACGGCACAGAAGCTGTACTATACATACCCAACCCATATAGTGGCAATCCATACTATGGTGTGCCTAATTACATTTCTGCATTTCACTATATAGAATCTGACTTTGCCTTTGGTAAGCACATTAAAAACTCTGCTGAGAATGGATTCTCGCCAAAGGTTCTTGCTACATTCATTGGTCGCAACATGTCTAATGAGCAGAAAGCCGCTGAATACAAAAACTTTAAGCAATCTTTTATTGGCCCTCAAGCGGATAACTTCGTAGTATCTTGGGTTAAAAAGGAAGAGGATGCACCTAAGTTTACTCCGTTAGATATCTCTAACTTAGATAAAACTGTAGATGTCCTCTCACGCTTAAACGATGCTAAAATTCTTACTGCTCATAATATTACTAGCCCTACTCTATTTGGCGTTATGGTTAGTGGTAAGCTTGGCGGAACCGGGAATGAACTTGTTACCGCATACCAAATTTTTAGAGCTACTGAAACGTTACCTAACAGGGAGATTATCCTAAATGGTATAAACAGAATCTTATCTACTGTAAAGTACGATCAGATGCAGCTCGGTATTGTTGAAGAAGAGATTAACCTTGAAAGCATCAAGGGTGCTAACACAGAAGATATAGCAAATGGTTAAGGTAATTTTTATAGATGACAACTACTTGTACCAAAACTTCCCTCTGCCAAAGAGATTGGATCGTGCTGCCTTGTTGTCTCTTATTCAACTAGAACAATACACTTCTATTCAAGACCTATTAGGTACTTGTCTTTACGAACACATTGAAGATGGTGTAGACCAGCAAACATTAACTGCTGATGAGATTGCACTATTCAAACTTATTAAGTACACACTTGCTATGTACGCTGCAAAAGCAGCTATTACTCTTTTGAGAACACAAGCAGCAAACACTAAGCAAGAAGAAGGTGTCCGTGATCAGTATGTTATTGATGCACTTGCTACACAAATTGATAGTAAGGTGGGATACATCAATCAACGAATTGCTGATTTCGTAAAAAATACAGCTGCTATTAAGGCTATTGCCACAGCTGATGGATGCACAGGAGATTTGTTTAATGAGCTTGAAGTATATAACAGTTCTGTATACTATCCGTCTACTGGTTTAATTGATGATAATTGCGAAGACCTATGATGCTAACTAAAAACCTTTCACTTGCAGAAGTGATTAAATCTGCTACTGCTATTAAGTTTGGACTAAAGAATGAGCCAAACGAGCAGCAACTAGCAAACCTTGTGGCTATTGCAGAGAACGTGTTTCAGCCTGTAAGAGAATACTTCGGTGTTCCCATTATGGTAACTAGCGGATTTCGTGGACAAGCTCTCAATGATATCATTCACGGAAGTCCTTCATCACAGCATTGCAAGGGTCAAGCTTTAGACCTGGATGCAGACTACTTTGGAAAGATTACTAATGCAGAAATCTTCCACTACATTAAAGACCACTTGGACTACGATCAACTGATTTGGGAGTTTGGTAATGATGATGAACCAGCCTGGGTTCACGTTAGCTATGTTTCTGAGGAAGAGAATAGAAAGGAAACTTTAAAAGCATTTAAAGGTCATAATAATATCACAAAATACAAACACTTTTAACAACATAGGAAATGCAGAACCGGGAATTATTAAACATATCTCAGGCTACCAAAGGTAGATACGGTGTATACTCTATTGAATTTCACGAGACTCAAAACTATACTCATGTAAAGAGAGTAAATAGTGATGGCTCTGAAACACTATTCCAGATTGGTGGAGGTGGAGGTGGTACTACTTATACTGCTGGTACGGGTATTGATATCACTAACGGAGTAATTAGCTCTACAGTTGTAGATACTGATACAAATAACTTTGTTTCTAATGTTGCTCTTAACGGAACAGATCTTGAGTTTTCTGGTAGTGGAGGTGCATTTAGCGGTACAGTCCCATTGGCTTCACTTGTATCATCTGGTGGTACGGAGACAAATATTATTCCTTATACTGGCGGTACTATCAACACAGATACCGTAGGTATTTATGGTCTGCGTGAAGGTGCTGAAAAAATAGAATTGGTTAGAACTGTTGCAAGTGACACCACATTTGTATTACAAGCAGGAACAGGTGTTCTTGGGACAAACAACTTTGGTATCCTTGTGGTTTATGTTACTATCAATTGTAGTGGATTAGGTGGCATTAACTTGCAGTATAAAAATTTGCAGAATAACAATCAACAAATTCACGGATCGAATCACTTAACAAGCGGAAACTTTGCACTTACGTTCTCGTATTTTGGTACTACAGGATTGCAACTACTCGCATTTACTGAATTGTAATGAACCATTCTGATATCAAAATATTGCTGTTGAATGTTACCACACTTGGAATAAGTATGGCCCAAGTAGAGATTGCTTTGAAAGTTTTGCTGCTTATGGTTTCTATTGGATACACACTACAAAGGTGGTATCTGATGAATAAGAAAGAGAAAGAAGATAATGAATAAAAAAAGGGAGCATTAGCTCCCTTTATTTTTACAAGTACTTAAACAAGTACATTCTACTGGTGCATATTCGCACCACTTTATTTTATCTTGGTTCTTTTGTCCACGGTTCTTACTGCGAAGTATCCTCCGATCACCGTGATGCTTACCATTTCCCATAAACCTATCCACTTTTCATCTACATTACTAATACCAAATCCTTCAAAGAAAGTCATTAGTATTAGGAATACCATTACGGTGGCAAGTGTTAAGGGTCGCACATTCTTGGATAGCCAAGAGTCAGAAGACATATCAGACTTCCAACGAGCAGAGATTTCATTCTCTATGCTCTGTCTAATTTTCTCCTTTTCTTCTGGTGTTGAAACAAACTTATCAACTACGTTTGCTACTGCATTGACAGTTTCCGTTACACCAGCATTCATTAATTTTTTCAATGGGTTTTTCATTATCCACTACAGCTTTCACACTCTGGATTATCAATGGAGCATTGAGCATTATCATTCTTTTCTGAGCTTTCCAGTTCATCAATAAAATCTTGGAAGTCATTTTCAAATCCGAAATCTGTGTCGTTCATAAATCATTTAGTTTTTTTGGCTTCTGCATTCCATGCACTATAACAAACTCCTAGTCTCTGTGAAGCATCGGGGTACTCCATTTGTAGTTCGTCATCTTGCATACATCTTGATAAAAATTGTTGTCTATTCTCCTGGGGATTGGGAGTTGGAATCGGCATCTTCCTCTGGGTTTTTAGAATTAGTAAATACAGGCTCATCCCAATATAGGAAAAGCCACTCGCTTTTATAATTTACATTTTTCATTGAACCAATTTCCTGTATGTGAGTTCTGCAATTAGAGCCGTATAGATGGCGAATAAGACGTTCATTTCTAAATAATAATAGATGATACCACTTACCCAAAAAGATAAGCAGAGAACGCAGTTAAACGGCTTAAACGGTGCGATACGTTCTATGAACCAACCGTATGGTTCAAACACAAAAAGGTAAGAGAATAAAAATCCTAAACCACTTACCAAAAACCAATCATTATATATCTGTATCATAATTTTCTACTTGTATAATCATCACGGATGTAACGTATAAGTTTCCTTTTTGCCTCTCCGTTTTCTATTACTATCATATGTCCTTTAATCTTTTGACCATAGACATCTCTCCACTTTAAAGATATGATTTTATTTGTCATAGTGGAGTAGATTATTGAAATAATTAAATTCGCTGCTGATCGCTCTGGCTTGTAGTAGTACAAGAACTTTTCGCATACACGCATAACAGCCTCATCAACTAAGGATTGCTGTAGCTCCTTGTTGCCGTTTGTTACAAAAGCAAATCCTGAAATCTCTTTTGCTCGGTCAAGAATAAATTCTCCTAGGGCTTGAGTGATATACCCTTGCTCTTTAGATTGCTTTGCTTCTTGCTCAATTATTTTTTTGTCGTACTTCGTTTTCAATATGGTCTACGATTCTCACGATATCAAAGAGGTAGTCTGAAAGTTCTTCGGACTTAATGTTGAGTTCATAGCCCAGACGAACAAGTGTGACTTTTTCATCATTGAGTATTAGTTCTCTAATCTGTTCATATAAAGCTATAAGGAAATCTGCTTCAGCTGAAGTGATCTCGTTATATGTTTCATCAAGTGGCATACGGTCTTATTGATAGAGCCTTGTCTGGATCGAGTTCAGCAATCTTATCAATGAGTTCGTTCTCCTTCTTGTATGCTGACTGTATCTCCTCCAGAGTAGAGTCTGTTCCTAAATTGGTAAACAGAGTGGCCATCTCCCTTAATAGATTGTCAATCTGTTCTCTTTTTAATTTACAAGTGTGGTAGTTACTATTCTTCATCTTGCTCATATATTAAGTTTTTACAATAAACTTTACATACATAGGTGTTCTTGTCAAGATTTTCATCGTATCTTATCGAAACGCTCTTGTAATACTTCGGGTTATCATCTGGTATAACACCTTCAGAAACAAGGGTATCAGCAAGAAACTTTGATACAAGAATCCCATTGTCAATATCAAGGCGGCTATTATACGAAATGGCAATGTAGATTTCTTCGCAAGTGAATCTATCATATTGTTCCAACGCCTTGAGACATTCTTTCTTATATTCATCTTTATATTTTTTTCTTATAGCCCAATGACCTCCAGCGTAAATTTTGTTTAGGCTAGGAGGCTTCGGGAGCGTAAGCTCTATCTTGGTAAACCAATCCTTATCTACTTGGTAAGGGGAGCTATCCATCTGCACAAGTCTTTAGGTACACGATAAAAGGCATCAAGCCCTTGTCTGTGTCCTGTGTTTATTCTACGAACTTCTCTAAATTCTTCCTTGAAGATTTCGGAAGAGTGAGCCATACACATTGCCTGTGTCTCAGCACAAACTAGCGCATAATAAAAACCCTTGCCTTCCCACTTTTTCTTTCTACCTAAGAAAGATACTGTGTCGAAAGGAAAGGATTCTTTGTCTGACCAGGGGTAGTTACCCTTGACCTCAGCTTCTATAAATGTGGATCTACCTTGATGGTCGATAACCTCGATGTCTACACCAAAGTCCTCTTCCTCTATAATGTCTGCTACCCAGTCTTGAGTCTTTAGCCAAGCGATAACAATCGCTTTGCCATACGCATCATTAGTGTCGTAAGATTCTTGGTTGAATTTTCTGGCGGCATACTTACTCATGGTTCTCTGTTTATTGCAATCTTTAGTAGGATTAGATATCCTATCAAATCTTGCACGGTGTCTTCAGTTTCATCTGTAATACCCCGGCTCTTTATACGCATAAGCTTGTCATCAATCCTAGCGCATAAACTCTCAACTGCGTTTCCCTTCGAGAAGATACCTACGGGGTTTAGGGCTGAGTCCCCGTAGGCAGCATTCTTCTCTAAGAGCAAGTTAGTAACTTCCGCAGAAACTTCAATAATTAAATCTCTGGTTTCCATACTACTAATCTAATCATTATTATCAAACAAGTCAACTTCTAACTTGTAAACTTTACTAACATTTTTTCCTTGTATAACTAACCTCCCTGATGAGGGATTAAAGAAGATGTAATTCTCAGTACATCCAGTATAGTCAGAAACATCAAATTTATAAACATTGTCGTTGATTGCTATAAACACATCCTTGTTCTCTGACTCAGCGATCTCAACCTTCTTGGCCGCTGCAACATTAAACTTCAAGTAGGCTCTAACAAGATTTGCAAATGCTAACTTCCTATCACGAATTAGACTGTGGATAGGCGTATTGCTTTTCTCCGCTTTTGTTGTATTCATAGTATCTGTTCTTTAATTTGTCGTAATATAAGGTAACCTTTCCTAACTTACCAACAATCTTGGGCTTCGCCTTGACCACCGTAATCTCCACTTGGTTAGGCTCATACGGCACACCATTGGAGTCTTCGAGTCCGAAGGGGCATCGCCATACGTTGATAACCATCATCCCCTTTCTGGACCATTGCATCCCCCCGGCAATGTCGTTCATCGTGGGCTTGTCCACATAGGGTACACCGTTCTTGTACTTGGCTTGTTGGTGTTTAGTGTGTACGGTAACGATAGTGTGGTAGTCCTTATCGCTTGAGTGCTTACGGATGCGAGTGAGGATTTGCCCAATGGCTATATCATCACGCACCCCACTTGATACATCGGTCTTAATTTCTGTGAACGGATCGACAAAGCAACCATCTATCTTTATGAAATGTGTTTGCTCTATTTCTTCTACAGCAGTATAGTACCCTTCAATAGAAAGGTCTTGCAGACCACTATCAATAATAAAGAAGTGCTTATTGATAAATTCAAAAGCCTTATCTGTCTCTTCATCTGTTGCAGTCATTGTGTCATTAACGAGGAATGGCTTACGCAAATACACCCACATTAATTCTGCGAATACCTCGGTAGGCGATCCTGTCTCAGGCGAATATACTGCCCACTTCCACCCACTATATTGTGCGAGGTTCATCATCAGCTCAAATCCGAACTGACTCTTTCCTTGGTGCGCCCCAGCATAGATGTATGTGGTGCTACCTTTTTTCATAGAGTACTTGTCAAACAAGGAATCAAATCCTGTCCAAGCCCCTTTCTTAATACCTTCGTTTCTCAGAGAATTTAAATTGCCCTTTAATTCTTCTGCGGTATATACAAACTTACTCATGCTCATTCTCCAAACTCTTTTACATATTCTGATTCTTTGTGCTGAAAACTTCTACTAATTTCTTTTCTATAAAACTCTTCGCTTATATAGAAGTCGTAAACCTTTTTCCCTGTGAGTCCGTTGTACGCCATTATCTTGGCGATCATCTCTGGGCTTCGGTTAACGTGGTCAATAGACTTTGCTCTAGTTACGAACTGAAAAGGATGTGATGCAGTACCTTTGTGCATATTAGAATATCCGTTTCCTTTCTTTACTTTCCAGGAAAGTCTTACACCAATGTCATAAATCATTTGGCCTTGATCATCCGATAGTGGTGCGCTATTAGGATTGATATCGAAGTGTTCATCTAATGGCCCTTGTTCTTCTTTCATTTCTCTTTGGTGTTAAAGGTTTTTATATGCTTACGCTTATAATTTGATGGATAAGCCCATCTTTATATGCTTAAACGCTCATTATTGGTGCAAATAAGCACCATTCAATCTGTTTAAATAAACATTATTGCACATCGCAATATGCGATATTGCCCTTATTTTGTATACTGCGTTGTAAGGTTATAACTTGACTAAAGTTCAATTTCCGTGAGGTTATACCCTTACTTTGTCACAATTTTAGTTTCTTTTTGTGACGATTTAAGGCTCATCATTGGGAGGATTTGTGTACCACTTTGGTACATCCCAAGTTAAAGAAGGGGGGCGATGCCCCCCTACTACCATAATACTTAACAACTTGGAAAAAATCAGAATGGAAGATCTGAATCTGTATCGTTAACGGCAGCTGCCTGTTGCTTCATTTCCCCTTGCAACTGGATGTACTTGCCACCATCACGTTTGTCTTTAATCTCTAGGTTTACCCAACCCTTGTCATTCTTAGCGTTTGTCAACACCTCAAAGTCTTGAGGGCCGAGAGCCACCTTTACAATTTGTCCGAACTTTGTGTTCACTACTGTAGTCTTACCTACGAAAACCTTGTCTGCCATTTTCTTTTAAATTTAATCAGAGGTTAATAATTCTTTTAAGTGGTTGTACTTTCCTTCTAGGTCTAAGTACTTTGAATAGATACTATCTATCTTTTCTTGTAAGGATTCTTCCGAGTGTTTTTCATAGTCACGGATATACTCCATGGCTTTTCCATATGCTCGTAAGTATCTTTTGTTAGCCATCCTGTTATCGTTGCCTTGGATGTACACGCTCACGCCTTTAGGATCGGTGTTCGTGATTCTGGAAATCTGTCGAATACCGAAACCCCAATTGCTTAGAACCGTACAAGTCAATGCTCTTGCCATAACAGTTTCCTTGTCTTTCTTTGTGCCAAGG